GCCGTTCATACCTCCTATATACCCGGCCCCTAAGGGTTACTCTCTGATATCTCCGTGTGGGTTGCATAAGCAGAGCCCGCGCCTAGTTTTAGTAGCTAGGTACCCACCGACTTTTCAGTGCAACGGCGCCGAACCGTACGGAACGCATCAAGTGTCGCTTATCTTCAACGACAAGACTGGAAACCCAGTCTTTTAGCTGAAGTTCACGACGCTTAACTTCAGCTTCCCAGCCATATAATTGGTTGTTAAGCTTAAGTAAGCACTTACTTAATGCACCATATCCGTCCAACATGTCAGTACGAAATGTTGGTTCCGGAACCCACGCTTTTACTTCGAAGCGCTGGAGCTTTCTATTATATCTATCTCTAGATATATAGTAAGACCGGATAGGGATACGGCCCAGTCCAGGACTATCCTCGGGTAGATAGGGCAAAGGCCCTAACACTGCTTCCACACATGAAAACATATGTGAAGCAGATTGGACATAACCACGTTTATAAAACTGGTTAGCAGTCTTTACCCAAGAAATAAGCTCCCTGGACTGTCGCTTATCTGATGGACGCTTCGCACGGACGTAGGTCGCAGTGACCTCTTGCCCATCGAAAGCGTCTATGCCACAAGACTCTCTGAAATACCCATTCCAGTAAGTCTTGTTCATATTGACCTTACACATGTATTTTTGTAGGTCATCACAGATAATTCGGGCATGTTCTCTGGGGATAAGAATATCATCCCCATAAACAAATACGTTTTCCGAGCATTGAAGTACGCTCTTAAACGTAAAGGGAAGATTCTGCTCCCTAATTAGAGTCGCTATACAAATAGTATAGAAATACATCGACTCTACAGGGAAACAGAGAGCACTCCCCATGCTCGCAAACTTTGCAAGACCGTCGATAATTCGACCATCCGGCAATTTTGCGCGCGTCGAACGACATGCCAAAATGGCGTCCTTTAAATCGGGACTCCCATCAAACATGCGGACGGCAAGTGATAGAGGAACTCTATCACTAGCTTCGGAAAGATCAACTGTTGCCAGATGATGTTCCCGAGACGCGATTAGAGCTAGGCGTTGGTTTACAGACTGATCAGTAAAATTAACATGACCAGCTGCGGGCCCAACACTCTCAATTCTCGTATAAAGATACGAGCGGAGAGCTTGTTGCGCATATTGCATGCACACCGGCTCAATAGCTATAATCCTGGGTCCTTTCAACGTTTTCGGCACGGGAGTCACCTTTACAGGTAACTCCTCAGCCGGGGGAACGAGAGAGACATCACGGAGCTCATCCAGCGAGGCTGCAATTCCTAAAGGAAAAGCGTCCCCAACTAGATGAAAGTAAGGCTCCTCTCTCTCATGCCAACGCCGCCAATCGTATTTCCGATTACCGGAAATACCATCAGCTGTGGCACCAGGTCCGTGTGCGGGAACCAAATCTGCCAGACAGAAGTCGGCAAAAAGGTTATCCCATAATAGATGAGCAACACGAAGAAAATCAGCGTGTAAATCATCCCGGACCTCAAACGTCGAAAGTTCGTGCTCAGAGGCAACGAATCCTTCGATCGACGCATTAACCCTTTCGGGTGTGCATTCGAGTTCAATCTTCTTGAAAGCAAGACATATCTGTCTAACACTTCCAACGATAGTTGAAATATCTCGAATAGGATCGCGAAGCGATTCATACTTCATCCTCCCTGTCCTATCATCGAAAACTTGACTGAGCATACCTTTTAGAAATGAAGGGATTGCTCCAGTTTTCCGAAAACCGGAAAAATCTGTTGAGTCAACATAGCCTATTGCCAACGCTTTTTGAAAGTCGTTAGCAAAAGACGGAAGGGTTATCGTCAAAAACGATACACCTTCGTTTTCGATGCGAGACTGAATATAATTCAGATCTCGAATGTCAGGACGTACAGCCCTACACTTAGCGATAGCATCTCTATAGATGCATCTCGCTAACTCTAGTAACTCTTGCGAGTTGTCGTTCGCATGGCTTTTCAAGTTTCCTCCTAATAAGGGGGTAGACTTCCAGCCATGCGCTGTCCTGCCGAAGAAACTTCGGCATTCAAACAATTACTTCGAATACCGGCCTTCAACAGGCACAATCTAAGACTAGGGGCAGCTTAATGCTGATCACCCAAAATCTTATCTTGTATGGTACTCGTAAACCAGGTTATAAACCCGGCTATACCGTCCTTGATGGCAGTATCGGTAGCCACGTTTCCACTTGGCTCTTCGATATTGACATAGAAAGAAAAGAACTGCTGAGCTCCTAAGGAGTCCAGAAAGTACTTATTCAATCGGACCAGCCTCCGAGTACGATTCTTAAGAACCGTTTGGTGGCTGATCTTCAACTCCCACACACCGTCACTTGTACGGTAGGTGGAAGACAAACCTTGAGTCTCAATAAGATTCAAAGTCTGTGCGACGGTTGCTATTGTAATTGTTTGTGGGTCGGACAGCGCCATGGTAGATCTCCTAGAGTAGTCTGGGAATCATTTACCACCTAACCAGGAGCGTTATCTTCCCAAGTAACACTCTTGTTTAAGGTCCAGTGGCGACGGATCTTAGAAAAACCTGGAAATACCAAGTGTTGCTAAGATCGCAAGTTGCTTAGCCGACAAATCGTGGTTAAGCAAGGAAAATCCGAATGGACTAGCCCGCTTTCTGTCCTTGGTTTCAATAAATTGTTCCCAATGACAGAATATGTCTTGCTGTGTTCCACCTACATTTGCATGTATAGTGGAATCATTAACACAGGTCTTTAACCTATGTCGCATGACAAAGGCGTAACGGGATGTTAAATTGTCTAGCAATACAGACTCAACGTTTTCAAAAACTTTGGTCGTATTGCTAAACCAATCATATATCCACGTCCACGGAGTTGCCTTCCAGATATGCGTCGGTGAGACATTAGCTCCATGAATTTTGAGCTTCAGCCTCACGTCGTTGATTGCATTCAAACTTGAAGACAAGTGACGACGAATCGACGGATCCAACTCCCACCAATAGTAACGGAAAGATGCGGCAAACCAAACCTCGTCAATAAGACGAGTATAGGTTGTCGTATATCCGAACCGATTGGGGCGTGACGGATCAGGAAATTTGTATAGGTATGATACGAGAGTAGGCCACACTAAAGGTGCGTCATTACTCACGTGATCATCCCAATTTACAATATCCTCAGTCTTGAAGAGGGTGCCTTCCCTATGTATCCAGCGACCATTATCTCGCTTCAATTGATCGAGATGTTGTTGCTGCTTGACGATGCTGCCATAACTTGAGGCCACGTCGCCAAGAAAGGGGACCCAACCAAAAACATGGTTGAGAAAGTGGTCTGCAACCGGACCGGGCTCCATGAGCCCGTTCGGCAGGGTTTTACCCCTCAATCCTTTATACAGATTGTGCATACCCTCCGCTGAGGTCGCTACCATCGATTTGAAGTCCTGGAGTTCCCAGGCTGCAACAGCGATAGGAGCGAACTCGGTCTTAGGCTTGAATTTATTCCAAGCCTCGGCACCATATGGCTCTGACGATAGGTAACTTGCATCGTATGGACCTGATATTCCAGCATGACCTAAATCAATGCTGGACATCTCATCCACACCAAATGCATTCGGAACAAATCCGCCATGGTATCGATAGACAACGCCAGGTGGCGTGCCTGCATACAGGTCACAATGACCTTGTACCTCGAACCATGGGTTACTCATCTCCACCAAACGAAAATCTCCACCTGTTTTGTAAAGAGAGCCGCGAGCAGCAGACCATCGATTTTGAGAAAAAACGATGATTCAACTGATCCCAGCACTTTTTCATCGCGAAGCGTTTATCGTTGACATAACCTTGACTACGAATGTCATCATGGACCCAAAAATTTGGGTTCAGATTCCATTCAATAGACTCGGTTCCAACTACCTTATCCGAAACTCGTGCTTCTAGCACGCGGAATCGAGGTACGGGAAGGCGCTCACGCGTTCTTGACAACTTTCTCGGATGAGAATGTCGCCCTTTACGGTGACGTCTTTTCCGTTTCTTCTTCTTCAGGTGGCGCGAACCCAACACTGTGAGAATAACCGTACCTTGGGTGGTACGCTCACGTTTAACTGGGAACGCGGGTGGATATCGTTTCTTCTTCTTCTTCTTAACAGGAGAAGCAGCCATATACAATCCTTCCTTTCGGAAATTAGAGCCAGTAGTTAGCTGTACTCCAGAGGGCCCTCAAGGAGGG